TGGTCCTCGTGAGTGACGTCTCGATGGAGGACGTCGAGCTGCAGGATCTCCCGCCGAGCTGCAAGTTCGTTTATAAGGAAGTATGGCGACACGGCGAGATTCATCGGCAGGAGCTGATCGACGAGACGGGACTCCCGGAGCGGACGATCGCAAGGGCGCTGAAAAGGCTCCAAAATGGCGGGTACATCGATCTTGACCGCGATTCCGACGATCTGAGACAGGTAGTTGCCAAACTGGCATCGGGGTGAAGGCTCATCTATGACCGGCGGCCAACATATCAGTCGACGGCACGACCCACAGGTGTATCGCCACCCCTTCCGACCCCTCTTTAGGGGAATGAAGCCAGGGGCGAACAGTCACGGCTCACGAGTCCTTAATGAAAGGCGTCCACAAGTTCTCCCCAGAGACAGGTGTAGAGCTCTCCGAGGAGCAGCATTACGATCGACGCGGCATCGCGAGGCGGGCCCCCGACGACAGTGACATCGATGACGATCACTGGGGGGACCGCCCGGAAGGCCTACTCACGAACGGCGAGCTCGTCTCGAGCCGGTACGCCCTCGCGAACTACTTCCGGCGCTGTCATTTGCGCCACCACGACGAGGAGCATGACCAGCTCTACCGGTCGATGGCGCTCGCGCTTCGTCGCCTGAAAACGCGCACCGACCGGTGGGACGTCTGGGTCTGGTACGCGCTCGCCGAACGTCTTGCCCGCAAGAACTACGACATCGACTGGATGTTCAATTATGCCGAGGCCCGGTGTCCTCGCTGCTCGGGCCCACTGAAGTGGGAGGGGACGGCGAACGGCCTCCAGGGCAAGTGCGCGATCAACTGCCGGAACGAGTGGAACCAGGACTACCTTGAGCCCGATATCCGGAAGAAGGTCCTGACGGCCTACAACAAGGCCTTCCCCAACGGTACGATCTCGCGCCTCGAAGCCTCAGAGTGACCGAGCGGGATCGACGTGACGCCATTCTCGATGTCTTCAGACGCCCGAGAACAAGTCCGCCAGCCACCGATCGAAGCGGCGCTCGGCACGCCGGTCCAGATCCGCGAGGACGGCGACATCACGATCGTCGGGATCCGGACGGCCGAGGGCTGGCGCGAGTTGAAGCGAATCCGCGAGTGACACGATGGGATACGGATACACCTGCGAGAAGTGTGGCGCTGACTACCCCGACGAAGATCCTGCCCTGATGGGCCAGCTGCACGAGCGCTGGTTCCAGACGACCGAACTGGGCGGGATCGTCGCGGAGCGCTTCTCGCTTACGCCAGAGGAGACGCTCACTCTCTGCGGGCCCTGCCTCATCGACGTCCTCGAGAAGGAGCCATAATGTACCAGCAGGAGTTCTGGGGCCCTCGCGAAAAGAAGGGCTACCGGTGCGCGGACTGCGGACGCTCTCGCCAAGAGGTCCGCGAAATCGACGTCCACCACGTCGACCCGGACGGCACCGACAGTCGCGACAACCTAGTCGGGCTCTGTAGGCGTTGCCACCTTCGCGCCCGACACCGTCGTGACGCCGTTCCAGGACCAGGACCGTTCGAGCCCGACCAACCGACGTCGACGGGCCCGAAAACCCCCCGGTCGAGCGCTCTCACGCCGGGATTGTAGCCAGCCACAAAACAACCCCATGGAGGAAGAGGATCTCATCGGCGAGCCGCTCGAAGAGGTTCCCGAGCGGGACCCCGACGAGGACTGCAACGTTCGCCGTGATGATGACGGCCGATTTCTCGGGTACTGCAATCGGACGGCCGGCTGGGGAACCGACGCCGACGAGGGTCGATGTCGGACCCACGGCGGGAACGGTGGTGCGCCCGAGGGGAACCGGAACGCGGTGACACACGGAGCGTACCGACAGCGTGCAATCGACTCGCTTACCGAGGGCGAGCAGGAGGCGTTCGAGGAGGTTGCGACGAAACTCGAAAACCCAGAGAGCGCTCAGGAGATCGCCCGAAACGCAGCTGCGTACTGCCTGATGATGGGCCACCGGACGGGCGACGATCGGTGGGTCCGTCGCTACGAGGGCATCTGTGAGAAGTTCGGGATCGCGCCGGAGGACGAGCTCACGGTCCACCACGAGGGCCTTGAACACGCGTTCATGTCGAATCTCAAAGAGTACCACGAGGAGAGCTGACCATGCCCGACGGTCACGCCCACAAGGAGGCGAACCTCGGCACCCGCTGGTGCCTCCACTGCCAGCGGTACGTATCCAAAACGTATCACAAGCATGACTAACGACGAGATCACGCTCGACGACCTCCCCAGCCCGCCGACGAGACGACGGTCCCGCCCGACGAGCTCCACGTCGACGGCGACAACCCGAACGAGCAGTCCGACGAGATGTTCGGCCTGCTTTGCGAGAACCTCCGGGCCAAGGGCTGGATCGGCAACTCGATCGTCGCGAACACCGGCGGCCTCCCGGACTATGATGGCGATCCGGAGGGGCTGATCGCCGACGGCGAGCATCGCTGGCGGGCCGCCGAGGAGATCGGCCTGGAGGAGGTCCCGGTGAAGTTCTACGAGTTCGAGGACGACGCCGAACGCCGGCTCTGGCGCCAGGAGCTCAACAAGATCTCCGGCGAGCACGATCGGAAGCGCGACGCCCTCGAGTACGACCTCCTGCTGCAGGAAGGGCGCTCCGACGATGTCCAGGACCTCGTCGACGCGACCGGCAGGGACCTCGACGAGCTGCTCGAGGAGATCCGCGTCGACAACGGGACGCCCCTCGTCTACGACTACAAGCCCTCGCACGAGGTACACTTCGAGGACGCCGTCGAGGGCGTTCGGAACCGCCTCGACGAGAACAGCGTCGACCTGGTCTTGACTGACCCGCCCTACGGAGTCGACGTCGATCTCTCAGAGACGCTCGGCGCCGAGGAGGTCGATCACGCTGGCTCCCTCGAGAACGACGGCTACAAGGAAGCGGTCGACCTCTGGCGAGCGATCGTCCCGGAGCTCAAGCGGGTGCTCGCTCCCGAGGGCCACCTCTACGCCTTCGCCTCGTGGAAGACTTACGACGACTTCAGGGACGTTCTCGAGGAGGTCGGCTTCGAGGTCCTCAACTGCGTCGTCTGGCTGAAGTCGACGCCGAACAACCAGACCGCGTTCGGCAGCGGCGGCGTCCGGTACGGCTACCAGCACGAGTTCATCCTCTACGCCGTCCACGACACCAGCGAGGCCCAGCCGCTCGATCGCACGATGTCAGACGTCATCCTCCACAAGCACTCCTCGGCCGACAACGAGCACCCGACCGAGAAGCCGGTCGGTCTCCTGGAGACAGTCCTCGAGCAGTCCACCGACCAGGAGGACGTCGTCCTCGACCCCTTCCTGGGATCCGGGAGCACGGCGGTCGCGGCGATCCAGAACGAGCGCGACATCGTCGGCTTCGAACTCGACGAGGAGACGTACCGTCAGGTGATCGACCGCCGGATCGCCGAAGCCGAGCGCCAGCTGGAGGCCGGCGTGAACGCCGCAGCGGACTAAACGAGGCTAAACATGACCGATGTCGACTACCGGGCGATCGAGATCTCCGAGGTTAAGCCGCCCGACGAATACCACTGGACGGAGCGGCGGGCGGAAATCCTCGAGCTCATCGAGCAGGCCGGGCATCCGGGTGCGATCAGCCCGACTCGTTTAGCCAGGCGCTACGGCGTCTCGAAGGGGCAGATCTCCCAGGACAAGGATCGCCTCCAGGAGTACATCGCCGGCCGGCTGAACGAGCAGCGCGTCGACGCGATCACGGCGACGGTCTTCGAGAAACCCATCAAGGAATTGATGGATAACGACGAGTACCGGAAGGCCGCGAAGACAGCGGCCGACTGGCAGGACTGGCTCGCCGACCGGGGCCACGTGGCTCGGGAGCCCGATCGCCTCGAGGCGAACGTCTCCCTAGAGGACGCCTTCCTGGACAACCTCCGCAGTTACCACGAGGAGGAAGCCTGATGTCGAGCATCGGCGCCATCACCTCGGAGGACGTCGACCCGCCGAACCCGCCGGCCCACTACGCCGAGCGGGCGGACACGGGCGACGTCACCTGGATCGAGGACGCGATCGAAGACTACCTCGGGATCCGGGTGACCGATGCACAGGCCCGGATCTGCAGGGCGGTCGCCCGCCACAAGCAGGTCCTCGTGGTGACCGCAAACTCACTTGGGAAGTCGTACATCCTGGCGGCGATCACACTCGTCTGGCTTCTCTGCCGATACCCCGCGGTGTCGTTCGCGACATCGGGGACCGAGCGGAAGATGCGCCGGACGTACTGCAAGCCGGTCGAGTCGCTCCACAAGAACGCCCGGATCTCGCTGCCCGGGCAGTACAAGAGCCGGCCGGAGCGGATCGAGTTCGACGACGACCCCGAGCACTTCTGGGAAACGGCGTCGCCGAGGGATGCCGGGGAGCTTGAGGGCGTCCACACGGCGTACACCCTGGCGATCATCGAAGAGGCGGACAAGCCCGACGTCGACGGGGACGTCATCGAGGCCATGCGGTCGCTCGCAAGTGACGACCAGGACCGCCTCATCGCGATCGCCAACCCCCCGCAGGACGAGACGAACTCGATCTACCCGCTGATGGACCACCGGAAGTGGGAGGTCCTCGAGTTCTCCACGTTCGACGCACACAACGTCCGGGTCGACGTCGGCGACGTTGAGGGGCCGAAGATCGACGGGATCGCCGACATGTCGAAGCTCCAAGACGACTGGGAAGAGCACCATCCGTCGACGCCCTGGCCAGGGATCGAGGAGACCCGTCGGATCTCGGCACCGAAGCTCGACGAGGACGGCACCCCCGTCTTCACGAACGCCGACCATCTTGAGGACAACCCCGACTTCCAAAAAGACCTCTCGAAACGGTGGTACCGGCGCCGCGCTGGAATCATGCCGCCGGATGGGGCGTCGGTCCACCGGCCATTCGGCGTCTCGCTGGTCCGGGAAGCCTGGGCCCGCGGCGACCAGGTCGACCAACCGATCGAAGCCCTCCCGCGGCCCGAGGGGAGCGCTGTCGACGTCGCCCGCTCATCCGACCGGACAGTCCTTGCGACGGTGTACGGCGACATCGCCCGGCTCGGGTACAACCAGCGGGGGACGAACCACCTCGATCAGGGCCCAGAGATCGAGCGCGAACTCGAGCCGCACCCAAGGCACCCGATCGCGGTCGACTTCATCGGACACGGGTCGGCGATCCACGACCAGCTTGATGAGTCCTTCCCCGACGTCGGCAAGTTCGAGGCCGGGTCAACGGCCTTCCAGGAGACCACGTACTACGACAAGTGGACCGAGGGGATGGCCCTGCTTGGCGAGTGGCTTGCCGACGGCGGGATCATCCTCGACGCCGAGCTCCGGAAGGAGCTCCTCGCCGCTGCTCGTGAGGTGGAGTACTCCGAGAAGCACTACGCCTCCCGCGGCGAGGACGGCGCCGAGGTCCTCAAACTCTCCTCGAAGGACGATATTAAGGACCGGCTCGGATACTCGCCAGACCTCTTGGACGCCGCTATGATGGCGGTGTGGGCGGCGAGCGACGAGACATCGTTTGAGGACGAGGATGACGGCGAGGCGTTCCTGATCACATCTTGATCTGACTATGAGCGACACTCCAGACGAATCCGAGATCATCGGCGTTCTGGCCGCCGAAGTCGATGACGAGGATCTTGAAGAACTCCGCGAGGAGGGCTACCTCCGGTTCCAGTTCGAGGGCAACCTGATCGAACGAGCTCCGATCGTTGACGTCGAGTACGTCGGCGACTCCGAGAGCGACGATTGCTGACACAATCATGAGCATTCGAGATAGACTCCGCGGTGGCATCGAGCAGCTTGCACCGAGTACAACCGACGAGAATCCGGCCCCGCGTGGCGAGCACCGGACCGACGATCGCCGCGCCGTCGACGAGGACGACGGGATCGTCTCCTTCCTCTTAGGCTCGACGCTCGGCGGCCCGGACGACTCGACGACCGATACGGAAAGGCGGTCCCCGCCGGAGAAGATCGACGAGTACTGGAGGTCGTATTACAAAGAGTTCGCGCTGACTCGGGCGCCGCTTAACGACTTCTCGAGTTCGGTCGTCGAACCAGGGTATCAGATCGAGGCGACGGTCGGCGGCGACGTCGACGAGGACATGACCGAGGCCCTCGAGGTCTGGGCGGAAAACTGCGTGATCCACGCCGGCGAGCTCGGTCACGATCTCCGAATCCTACTCGAGCAGCTCCCGAAAAAGCGCCGCGGGAAGGGGACGCAGCTCGTCGAGACGGTCGGGACCGACACCGAGCCGAACGCGCTCGTCGCGCTGATGCCCCTCGATCCAGCGACGTTCAAGATCCATACTCGGGAACGCCAGCCGATCCTCGTCCAGCCGAGCGACGACGTCGACTCCGAGCACCCACGGACGCCGACCGGCGAGGCGGCGGCGTACACCCAGTACCACGAGGACGTCCCCGGACACAAGGACGAGGACCCGATTCACTTCGACGCTGACGAGGTGATCAAGCTCACTTGGGACGTCGACGACGGCGACGTCTGGGGGACCTCGGCCTACGAGGCGATCGACGACCGGATCGATGCGCTCATACAGAAACTCGACGACCGCGACTTCGCGATCCGGCAGACGGGGTATCCGCACCGGATCTACTCGTCGGAGAACTGGTCGCTTGAGGAAGCGGAAGCGTACGCCGAGGCGCACGCCGAGGGCGACGTCTCTGATATGTACGGGCCAGACGACACCCAGGGCGACCGAGGCGGGGAGAAACAGTCCTTTGCCGGCCGTGTCGACTTCGTTCCACACACGGTCGAGGTTCAGGTCGAGACCGGGAGTGTTCCCGACATCGAGGACCCGATCCGCGATGATGTCGAGCAGATATTCGCGGTGATGCCGGTCGGGAAGTACCAGATCGCGTACGCCGACGATTTGAACCAGTTTGTTGTCGACCCGCAGCGGGAGAAGGACGCCGAGGCGATCGACGACGAGCGCCGGTACCTCGAGCGGAAGTTCGAGCCGGTCTTCCGGGAGAAAGCCGACGAACTCGCAAGCGGCGACCGGTACGAGGGAGAGGTCTCCCTCACGCTCGAGCCGCCGAAGGACGAGAACCCACTCCGACGCGAGGGCTTCCCCGCTGACAACCTCGTTGCCTTCGCGAACGCGTGGCAGAAGTACCAGACCGCCGACGGCGGGATCGACCTCCCTGCCGGCGCTTTCGCCGACCTCGCCGGGATCGACCTCGAGGACCTTCAAGAGCAATTCGAGTTCGAAGCCGACCCGCTCGAGATCCCCGACGAGGCCGACATCCCCGAGAACACCCCCCCGCCGCCGGGCGCCGGCGAGGGCGGACCCCCCGACGAGGGCTCGGCGGACGACGACGTCGACGAGGCCGAGGCCGACGACGAGACCGTCACCGTTCCCGGGGGTGAGTTCGACGGATGACGTCCCCCGACGACGAGGCGGCGCAGCCGTCGGAGCCGAAGAAGCGGATCCGGGCGAAAGACTCTGCGCTCGTCTCGATCCCGTACCTGAGCCTCCGGCCGGTCGAGCTCCGGTGGCACACCATTACGCCCAACGAGGTCCATGCGTCGACAATCGGCGCGACGTCGGGGATCTTCGCCGGGCTCGCCTGGATCTCGGGGAAGTCGGAGCTGACTGTAATGCTCGTCTTCGTCCTCGCGGGGTACGCGATCCTCGGGCGGCCGGTCGGCACGTCGATCTCGGAGGACAACTCCGAGTATGGCGCCGACGGCTCCCGCGTCTCGATCGCGGTCCGGACGATCCGGCACGAGCCGTGGTACTTCCTCGCCTGGATGGCCGCGGTCCTCGTCGGGGTGATCGTCGTATGACCCCCGAGGACACGGCCGCGCTCGAAGCGGAGCTGGCGATCCGGGCAGGCTACACGTCGGCGAAGAAGGTGTACGGCGAGGAAGCCGCCCGGGATGCCCTCGAGAACCTGGTGGAGGACATCGGACCATGAGCGCGACACCCGCCTCAGACGCCGGCCTCTGGGACACGGTCACTGGTCCCTCCGACGTCGACGAGCTCGGCGAGCAGCTCGAGGAGCACGAGGCCGCCCGACCGACGAAGCCCGACCAGGCTGACCCCCACGCGGCGAACCCGTCGGAGACGACGACGATCCAGCGGAAGTACGCGCAGACGCTCCGCGGGCGCTTCGACGCGATCGCGACGGAGGTCCGCAGCGGCGTTCGCGACCGGGACGTCCTCGGTCTCGAAGGCGACGACGGGGCGGGCATCTCGATCTCCGACATCCTCGCCGACGCCGACGTCCCCGACGAGGTTCGGGATCGGCTCGTCGAGTTTCTAGTGGCTGGGGAGTATGGCGCCGCCGATGACCTCGCCGAGCAGCTGGCCGACGATTTCGATCCGGAGGACCTCGTCGGGCGGGACTTCGAGTTCTCAACGCTCTCCCGAAAGCACGAAGGGTTCATGACCTGGCTCCGTAGCCAGCAGGAGGCGGGCATCCTCGAGGTCGTCGGTCGCGACGAGAACCCGTACGTCCGGTCGGCCTACGAGCGCGGCTGGAAGAACGCCGACCGGTGGATGGACGAGGACCCGGTCGTGGCCGATGTCGCCGCGGCGCTCCAGCGGCCGGTCCACCGGGACAAGCTCGAGCTGCTATACTCGAGGAACTTCGAGGCGCTTCAGGGGATCACCGAGGATGTCTTTCGGCAGATCTCTCGGGAGCTGGCGAATGGGCTCGCTGAGGGAGTCCACCCGGACGAGATGGCCTCGCGGATCACCGGCCGGATCGACGCGATCGGGAAGACGCGGGCGACGACGCTCGCGCGGACCGAGTCGATGTACGCTCACAACGAGGCGACGATCTCGACGTACGAGGATACGCTCGGGGACATCGAGACGGAGGTCGTCGCCGAGGTCTCGACTGCCGGGGACGCGCACGTCTGCGAGATATGTACCCCCCAGGAGGGCCGGACGATGTCCCTTGAGGACGCGCGGA